TATCATTGCCTGCTAGTTGTGGAACTAGCGTTATTACAAATCCAAGCACGGAAAGTGATGTTCCTGGACCAGTTGTTCCTCTTACATATGACCCAAGTGTTCCACTGGTAAATTATATTGTTGTTCGCCAATATCCTACATCTGAGTATCCACCATCCATTCAACAAGCTGGTAATAATTAATTTTATCATAAATCATAAATCATAAATCATAAATCATAAATCATAAATCATAAATCATAAATCGTGTAATTCATATTATGTATCATAAATGTCATTATAATACATAACGATGCTACCAGAAACAATACAATATTTATTATATTAATTTGTAAAGTCACCTTACTTTCCAGTAGACCCGAAACCACCTGAACCACGGGTTGTTCCTTTAACAAATTCATCAACATCATCGTTATTACTCAACTGATGAACAACTACATTAAACGGCACTAAGGAAGGAGCACATATTTGTAACAAACGATTTCCAGCATATTTGTTAGAATAAGCTACTGATGTCGTTGTATTCCTATCCCAAGAATCAAACACACCAATCAGTTCACCTCTATATCCGCTATCAATAATACCAGTGCTATTAGCCAATCTTAGTAGTGTTTTACTACCGGTGCTGCTTCTTGGGTGCATTGTGAAAGCTACTGGAATCTCCCTACTATATTCTGGTTGGCTTTTAAAGATAGGATGATCGATAGGATGACCGTATTGGTCTTGAAGGTCCGTATATAATATCTTTCTATATACCATACGACAACGAATACCGGTCATTAGTTTAATTTGTTGTGGGACACCTACGTTATCAGATGACGTAGAGTCTTCTTCTTTACACACAATAGCATTATCTGGCGTCAAAATGTCAAATCCAGCATCCATAAATTTATTTATTCCATCGTCATATAGTCTATTATGCTGATCTGCCATATCTTTGTATAAATCATAAAGTGTTAGTTCTTTATGACCTTGAATTTCGCGCGCAACAAGCTCTTCATAATCTATAGATGGAGACTTTGGTTTAGTTCTTGTCAAAGTTTCATCTACATAAACATGTAAAGTATATTTCCGTGGCATTGTATGTAAGTGATTGGAATGATATAAAAGACAATAAGCTTTTAAATCATTTGACATAATACATTATCATACTCAAGGTCTCAAAGAAGGGTTAATACATACATCCATAGTAGGGTAAATATCTCCGCTCATACATCGTTCTCCTTTTCCAACCTCAATACATGTTCTGTTGCCGCGGTCTTCTCCGATATAGCAATAACCAGAGTGATGACCCTTCGTTTTCTGTCCAACATATGTGGTATTCATATCTTCGTCATCTTGGTCTATTACAAATTGTGATTCTGCTTTGCTGAAAATGCTATCAATTCCTCTGTTATCAATGTTATTACGAACTCGCGATGCGCCACTAGAACTAATTGTTTGGGCTTGACCATCTAATACACTTTGTACTTCACTAATACCCGATGTTGCCCCTTGTGCAATAGCGCCAACAGCAGCTTGCGTGCCCTCTGCACTAGTAGAGATAGTCTGCTTTGTTGTTTCGGCTGCTGCTTGAACAGCTGTTCCGATAGTACCTCTAAAAAGAGGCCCAAATGTGCGACTAAACCATTCGGTAATTGCTCCAAGATAAGCGAAAATATTGAAACCTAAAAGTGCTAATACCAAAATGACTAATCCGATTTTAACCCAATCTCTCTTAACAACCTCTTCTGTTGCCATTGTCAAACTAGAACCATCCATAGTGTAGCTAGTATCCATCTATATATACACAAAACATATACTTTATCATTCATAATACCAATGTTGGGTTCTACCAAGTGTCTCTAGAATCTTTGATACAAGATATCCAAGCACAAAGAATACTGTATCACCAAGCATATTGCGCCAATTATCTGGTTCTGGTTTTCCACCTGGCCATTTAAATGGGAATGACGATTCTGAGAACTTATTAATTAAATGAACACCTAGCTTTGTATTTTCTCCAAGTTCAAATCCTGTATGAATGCCAAACGCCCAAAGAAAGCTAAAACCCCAAAAATACATAATAACACCCACGGCAAAATGTAATATTGAATACTGATCGAAAAAACGATATCCCATTACATTTTACAAACATTTTAACAAAATAACGCCTGGCATTTAGCAATGACACTTAACGGCTTATAGCCTTCGTTATGTAGGCAGTCGCTGCGAAAAGAGCACCTCCCCAGAACATATCAATAACTGCTGCCATAAGTGAATAATTCTTGAAGATAGCATAATTCGTTAAATCAAAGACTCCATATATGGCGAAACCTAACAAAGCAGCATCCATTACAGATCTACCGGGTAGAATGACGTAATAATACAATGCGAACAATAAGAGTATATACACTCCAACGGCAGATGTCATCCTAACTTGCAAATCACTTCCTTGTATTCCTCTCACAACTCTTCCCCACATTGGTTTAGATGCTTGTAGGTATACAGCATCCATAATAAGCATAGTAAAAGCGCTAACTATGTAATCCATTATATAGAATAATAACATTTGTTTTCAATACATACAAATATGTTTGATGACAAATTAAGATATACTACTTTCTTGCATGTCGCTTCATACTCTTTCTAGCTCCTTTCTTAGAGTGCTTCTTTGCTGAAACACGCTTCTGAGAACGTCGCTTACCGCCAGACATCTTTGCCTTCTTATGAGTCTTACGACGATGTCTTCTACGTCTTCCACCCATCTGTTCTTCGTCTTCTTCATCAAGTGGCATAATAGGCGCAGCTTCACCTCTGGCTCTCATAGCTTGGGCTTCTTCAGGAGTAATCACACTACTTCCAGGAGCGGCTGGAGCAGCTGGAGCAACAGGTCCACCTTCGCCACTTCCCAAACCTACAGACAATCGTGACAATGGCTCCTGAACACGAGTAGCTAACTCTCTTGGAACATTGGCGATTCCTTCCATTTCCGTCTTCATAGTAGACATACCTTGATTATACGTGTCCTCTAACGCCTTTAATGCTCCCATCAAAGCATTGCGGGAGCTCTTCAGAGTATCCAGTTCTTCGCGAACTTTCTGTGTCTCAGCAGATGAACTCTGCTTACTTTCCATCAATTCCTTAATGTTCCTATCCAGTTCGGAAATGATGTTTACAATAGTATCAATTGCTGAACGCACAGCAGTCAGTGTATTGGACAAAGTTTCATTTCGCTCATTAAGACCACTAGAAATCCTGTTTTTAATTTCTTCAGCCATTATTACGAGTTCTTCCTCTGTAGGCGATACAGATACCTCAGCCATTTCTTACTATGATTAATAAATAGATAATAAACTATCAACCTCAGTTTTGATAACTGATTGCATTGTTGAATGCTTCAAGACGTTGTAATATAGCATCAGGCACTTTCTTACCCTTTTTTCCAGTCTTTTCTGCTTGTGTTCTTGGCTTTGTTTGAGGCTTGGGTTGACAAATCTGATTGGGCCCTCCCGCACTAATGTTGGAATTACTGTTATCCGCAACACTATTGTTACTAGTATCATTATCTTCTAATTTTATCAAGTTTGAATTGTAGTTATGTTTCACTTGTTTATAGACACTAGAAATGTTAGATACAACAGTTTTAACCATATCATCATCAGATACAATTGGCAGCTTATGGTCAAATGATTCACATAATAAAGCAATAGCAAAGTAAATCAGATGCCTTCTTCGACGTTTACAACCATTTGAATAACGCATATTAAACAATTCCAATAGCGCTTTACTAATACTCAATATTAGAGCATTATTGCTGCGGTTTTTGATTTCTTTGATAATGGTATCCCAAACGATGAATATAATGTCTAGTCCAGAATTATCATTTTGAGGTGCAAACTCACGTCTTTCGGAAATACATTGCTCTTTTCTTTTACGACATCGCTTTTCATACTCTAAAATCCATTCCACCCAATAACACGCAAGTTGAGAGTTTTTCACATCCTTGGTCAAGTTGTAACCCATTTCATTAATCGCGATAAATATTTCCTTTGGGTCCCCTTCTTTTATAATACTTGAACCGTAAGAGACGTTTGGTGCTTTCATATGGTTTGACAATCTGGTCACATCAAAGTCTGTTTGCTTATCAATCTTGACATAATCAACCTTATTCTTCTTTCTAGACAGCGATAGAACAGTAATGATTTCCGCAAAAACTCTGCGAATTCTGTTACTATTTCGCAAATCTAGATCACTTGTTCTACAACCAGCACTATCATTCATAATATCACGAAATAACCGAAAACGGTTAGATATATACACAGGTAACTTCGGATTCCCAAGATGTATATGTCTACCCAAAAATTCCAAAATACACTCCCATATTTCTACAAAAGCACCACAACAAATTAATTCTGCTGCCCAATAATTTGCTTCTTCAACTTGTCCATTATACATAACGGTTAAGAGTCGCCTTTTCACCTGCGATTTCTTAAACATAGAGAAGGTAATGCCAACAAAATCATCCAAAACTCTATCATCATTTATATAGCTGTCGTCTGTTAGTGTCATATAATCTCATTTCACATAAAAATTATCGTGATAATACATATACATGAATTACCAACGTTTAATCACGTCGTTTAAGCAGGTTCCTACTATTGGCAAAATAGCACTTACTTTGGCTATTCTATTGCTTATCACGGTAATCATTATGCGATATGCTCCAGTAAAAGAAGGATTTATGCAAAATCAGAACTTTTTGCTCCATGAAGGGTCTAAGGTGTTTGATGAATTCTATGTGAATGTTTATGATGCTCTTGTATTTAACGAGGTGAAGAATAACTATGAAATTGGTGAAATTATGAACAAAACAAATCCGGATGACGAATCAATTATTGTAGATATTGGTTCTGGAACAGGTCATCACGTTGGCAAGTTAGTTGAGCAAGGTTTCAATGCTAGTGGTTTTGATATTAGCCCACATATGGTATCAAAAGCCAAACAAAACTATCCTAATGCCGAATTCAAGGTGGCTGATGCACTAGACCCTAATGCTCTGCCACCCGAGTCTGTTACACATCTTCTTTGCCTTTATCTAACGTTGTATTACTTTAAGAACAAACGCCAATTCTTTGAGAACTGTTATAATTGGTTAATGCCTGGAGGTTACTTGGCAATCCATCTTGTCAATAAAGACAAGTTTGACCCAATACTACCAGCAGGTAATCCTTTGGATCTCGTGTCTGTTCAAGACTATACTAAGGAGCGAATTACCGAGACTAATGTTAAGTTTGATGGCTTTGAATATAGGGGTATTTTCGAACAATTCCCTAACGATTTAGCCAGATATAAGGAAATCTTCACGGACGATAATACCAAGAAAGTTCGTCAGAATGAACACGTTTTGTACATGCAGACACAGAAAGAAATACTTGGTGAAGCAAGAGATGCTGGTTTCTTAGTCCTTGCTCAGATTGATTTATTGTCCGTAAGTTATGACTATCAGTATGTATATATTCTTCAAAAGCCAACATAAGCTTGGTATCTTTTGTG